CTCAGAGGCGGCTAAGGAAGCTGCTTTCCGTCAGATCTCTGGGCAGATTGGCTCTTACAACGGTTACGTTGGCCCTGACTGGATCTCACGAATTGCTGATCAGGTACGTGGTGCTGACCCCGAGGGTATGAATGATCTAGTCAAAATGGCTCAGGATAACCGGGCTCAGTATGAGGGTACAGCCCGCATTGACTCGCAAGGGTCTTGGGACATGTGGGACAATATCCTCCGTGGGTTGCTCGCATGTCGCACTGAACAACTTCCTTCAAGTTGTTAATTAACCTTTATAGGAAGTAAATACGTTAAGGGGCTTACAAGAGTACCGATTTTTCTGAGAGAATGGAGTAGGTTTAGGTGCTTTGGGAAACTACGCTTGGTCCAGATCACCCCTATTTTGCAAACTCGGATGTAAAAAAGGTTAAATCATTGATAGCTGAAGCAATATCAAACATGGATGCTGTTGTTAGACTTATTGTTAATACCGAGCATGCTGATTTGAAGCCCTTTGAAGACAAGGCAAGAACAATTAGAGATCTAGCTGAATCCCTTAAAAGGGACTTAGATCACGTAATTTAAAATACCGCTATTGCGGTAAAACTCTCCTAAAGGGGAGAGGGAGGAAATTCAATGACTAATAATGGAAGAGCATTGGTCTCAGCACCACAGTGTACAACGGTTAGTATCCCCATGAACTCTAGCTCTACCGCAGCGACCGGTTCTCAGACCGTTTTCTCGACTGGTGATGCCAAGCTAACGACAGCAATTGCCGCAGGACACACAACTAATCTAGTTGTTACTCAGCGTAATGGTTTTATTGAGGGTACAATGATTATTGCGCCGGGAACGTCCAAAGAAGAGGAAGTTACCGCTTCTGGCCTCACAACTGAGGTGGGTTCTGGTACTCTAGCTGTTACCATTACCGAGACACAGAACGCCCATGCTGTTGGTACACGTGTCGTAATGAAGAATAGCCCAATTCGACCCGGTTCACTGACGGTTTCGATTAACGACGGTACTGCTGTAGCTTTGGACCCAACTGGTTCCGGCACACTTAGCGGGACGCCATCGGGCGCAGTCTCTGCAACCTCAGGTACTGTACCTGTCGATTACGCTTTAGGTGCAGTTAACTTTACTGTCGCGAACGCTGTAACGGACACTCATACAGTCGTTATCAAAGCTGATACATTCGCTGATAGCCCAGCTGAAGTTGCTAGTGGGAAGAACTTCTTCAAGAACTTCGCCCGTATGAGCAACGGTCGTGCAGACCTTCCTACGGGAGCAGTTATTTCCAACCTTGGTTCGGTTGAAGTTGGAGTCTTCGTAGAAAAGGCCAACGCAGAGGGAGCCACGCAGTTTATCGGTGCCACTGATGGTGCTGTGTTGAAAGGCTTCGGCTCGAAGGTTCTTACCTTCCCCGGGGGCCTTCCTGCTGAGATGCGTATTCGCGCAGGTGCAGACTCGCAGGCTATCATGACTCCAAGCACTAAGACAGAGCGTAACAACGATCTGGGCGTCATTGACGTAGCCTACTTCAGTGTTATTAACGCCAACGGTGGTTCTAACTAATCTGTCTTTGGTAGATAGGTAAACAAATGTCGGAAGGGGCAGCACAGAAAGTTGCATGTGAAAACTGTCATCATGTGGACGTTCCCGCATATGATGGTAAATGCAGCGTATGTGCTGCCCCTCTCCAGCAGAAAGGAAATGGCATGACTAGAGAAGAGCTTCAGTCGTTACTCCCTCTCCCCGAAGAGTGGACAACAGCCGAAGAGCCTCTCGTTGCCGCCGCACCGGAAGCAGAGTTAACTGCTGAAGGTTTTATTCCTGAAGTTGAGGCAGAAGACCCTTACTGTGGTTTCTGTGGTGTTACTGTAAGCGAAGAGGATGTGACGTGTTCACGTTGTGCGCTACCTCTTGGTGAGCAAGAACAGGAAGACGATCAGGAGAAAGAAGGCGACGACGAAGAGGATGATGATGACGGCGAAGGTGATGATGCCGAAGGTGGCGAGGGTAAGAAGAAACTTCTTCTCGACAAGTCACGTCGCAAAGTCGAGGCTTTCAATCAGCCTAAGACCTTAACCGCACTTGAAGAGGCAACGTTCTACGTTGACCTTGCTCGTCAACTTGACGAAGCCCAGATTAAGGATCTTGCTGCCCATGTTGCGTGGGGGGATGACGGTAGTCTCGCTGCTAAGCCGCCACGGTGGCTTCCTGAGCAGTACCGTGTTGACTGGTCTAAGCTAGTTAATGCTGGTCAGCCTAAGACCTTGATGAGCACGATCACTGCCCTTCGTGGGGTTGTTGGTTCAAGGGGGGGTTTCTAATGCCTAAATATAAAAAGGCAAAGGAAGTCGCCGTAGAGGTAGAAGAAGTAGTAGCTGAGGAGCCTGTAGAGGCTACCCCTGAAGCTGCTCCTGAAGCTGCTCCTGAAGCTGCTCCTGAAGCTGCTCCTGAGCCTGCCGCTGCTCCTGCCGATGTTCAGATTGGTCAGATGCTTGATACCCCTCACGACGGTGCTGGCAAGGTTATCCATTGGGACTCTAATGCACGTGTGGCTCACGTGGATGTGATCGGCGCTATTATCGCTGTCACGGTGCCGTAGGTATAGGTTCTTATAATGGAGAATCTAGTCGAGTCTGAGGTCTTTCCTTACGAGATCATCGAAGATGCTGGTGACGGTAGTCGTCTGCGTCTAAGGGGGATTTACCAGCTATCGGATACGAAAAATCGTAACCGACGAGTCTACCCTCGTGGTTTGTGGGAGAAGGTCTTAGCTGAGAATGGTGACTTTAGCCGTAGGCTTGGGTCACGTTTAGTTCTCGGAGAGCTTGGCCATCCTGCGGACGGTAAGACTCGACTTTCTAACGTCTCACACCTTATTACAAAGGTGTGGATGGATGAAGGTTATAAGCCTGAATGTGTCGTGTGTAAGGCCAACGGTGGTCCTCACACTCACGTAATGGCTGAAGAGGAGGCACTTAACACGCCGGAAGGTAAGATTCTTCAAGAACTCTACCGTGCTGGTGTGCAACTAGGTGTCTCTTCAAGAGGTCAGGGAAGTGTTCGTGGCGGGAATGAAGAGCAATTAGTTTCCGATGATTTTCGTCTAGAGACTTTTGATCATGTTCTTGACCCAAGCACTCCGGGGGCCTACCCCAAGGTGATTTCTGAAAGCGTTGTTAGTGCAGTAGAGCGGCTCGTTGAGCCAGCTTGTAGCGCAGCAGAGCTTCAGGGTTATCGTAAGATTTTAGCCGAGGTGCGGTCTGGGGAAAACCTAGACAATAAAGCGACCATTGATAGTATGATTGAAACTATCGACGTTCGTATTGCTTCTGGTGATAGTCCAAAGGTTTTCCCGGTATCAAGCTTGCCTGAAACTTCGACAAGCAATCCTTTGGTATTAGTACCAGCAAGTGTTGTATCAGTAGCCGCGCCTAATAATGTAACAACAACCATTCCTCATCATTCTAACGATGAGGTTGCGGAGGATAAAAAGATGCAGGAACTCTCTCTTGAACATCCTGAGGTTCAAAACTTAGTTCGTCGGGAAGTCGAAAAGGTTCGGGAAGAGTTGGAAAGCCGTCTCGCTGAGGCGGCAGCCATAATTGACAATCTCAATGCCGAGAATTCAGAAGCAGCAGATAGGCTCGCTGCTTCGGACAAAGTCGGTGAAGAGCTTGTTTCTCAGCTTAAGAATGCACGCTTCCAGCTGGAAGCGTTCAAGGCTGAGGAAGGCATTGAAATTCCAACTGGTCCCGAGATGTATGATGAAAACCACACGCTTGGTCAGGCTTTCGATGCTTCCAAAGAAGTTATTGAAGAGCTTCTACAGCGTCTTGAGTTTGCCAACGAGTCGGTTGAGCGTGCTGAGGCGGCTGAAGCATTGCTTGCCGAAACCATCGAGCGCGTTCGTCGCCGTGGTACCATTGAGAAGATTGACAGCATTCTCGCGAATGAGTCTGAGGAGCTTTCCAAGCGTCTCCGTCCTATTCTCGCAGAGTGTCGCTCCGTCGAGGAAGTATCTCATCGCTACAATACCCTCAAGGGTCTTCTCAATGAGGAAGTTTTTGTTCCTCAGGCCTCGTACATCAACGAGGAGAATGAATTTAAGTCGGATGGAAGTTTACCGACACACACAAACCAACTAAGTGAGCAATCGCTTGCTGGTGAAAAAGCTTTCGCAATTGCGGAAGAAGCCAACACTTTAAATCAAGATCTCTCCCGACGCATTTTGCGCCGCACCCTTGGTGCATGAGAGACATACTCTAAAAGGAGTTATTAAATGAGCATTAATGCACTCGTGGAAGACATGAACTCGTCAGGAGTCCATGACAACTTCCTTAGCGTCGGGCGTCATCTCTCTGAGACTAAGTGGCGTGACCTTTGTGAAGATGTTTCGGCTCCAATCGAGAATGACGACACTCGTTATGGGTTGGCTGTCATGCTTGAGAATACCGAGAGATATATTGCAAACCTTGACGAAACGACACGGGCTGTCGCAGTTGGCGATTTTCAGAAGTATGCCATGCCCCTCGTTCGTGCAATCTACCCTGAGTTGATTGCCAACGAGATCGTTTCGGTCCAACCAATGCTTGGCCCCGTCAGCCTCGTGTTCTACATGGACATGGTCTACGGTTCCAACAAGGGAAGCGTAAGACGTGGCGATACCGCATTCTCGTCGGTTGCCCGTGGCGCAAACAACCCAGACTATTCGTCACCTAGCATTGACTCAGAGCAGGTCGGCGTTGGTACTGGGGTTGCTGGTGGTGCTGGCACCCCAACCCTTTCGTACCTCCCAGTCGTCCCCGGCACCGTTCAGTTCACAGACGGTACTCAGGTCATCACTGATGACGGTAATGGTAACCTTGTTGGTGACATTTCCGGTGCCCAGACCATTAATTATGAGAGTGGTCAGTGCGGTGGAGCTATTACCTTTGCTCAACCAGTTGCAGCTGGTGTAGCAGTAACGGCTAGCTACCAGTACAACACTGAGGCCAATTCCAACATTCCTCAGATGGATCTGGTCCTCAACCACTCACCAATTTCGGCCCGTCCCCGCAAGTTGCGTACGAACTGGTCGCTTGAGTCAGCATTCAACCTCCGCTCGCTCCACGGGCTTGAGGCTGAGGTCGAACTGACGGCAGCAGTTGCAGCCGACATTCGGTTCGAGGTTGACCGTGAGATCATCTATGATCTCCAGCGCATGGCTGGTGCCGGTTCCGTTTACTGGAACACTGATCCCGGTGGCGGTGCAAATACCAACTACTACAGCTACACCGAGCACAAGCTCTCGATTGTCGATGCCTTCGTAACTGGATCGAACCTGATCCACAAGGCAACCGGTCGTGGACGTGCCAACTGGATCATCTGCGGTGAGAAGGTTGCTACGGTTGTTGAGACCCTACCCGGTTTCGTTGCAAACCCCGGTATGCCAAATGGCCTTACCAAGGGTGCGTACCGCTGTGGTCGCCTCAATGGAATGTGGGACATCTACAAGGATCCCTTCTATCAGGACGATTACTTCGTCATGGGTTACAAGGGAGCTAGCTTCTTAGAGGCTGGTTACGTGTATGCTCCTTACATTCCTCTCTACACCACCCCGACAATCGTCCTTGACGACTTCGTCGCCCGTAAGGGTCTGGCCACGCAGTACGGCAAGAAAGCTATCAATAGCCTCTTCTACGTCACCGGTCAGATTGGTAACTTGGCACAGCTTGCTGCCAAGGCTGGCAAGGCTACTTCTGCCTTCACCAACGACAACTTTGGTTCCGCAACAGATATTACTGGAATCACTGACGGTCGCGGAGTCTTTGGGGCATAGTTCCGAATAGGGTGCTTACCCATAAGGGGGGCAGGGGCACTTGCCTCTGCCCCCCCTTTTTATTTGTTCAATTAATAGGAGTAAAAAGTTGGATAGTATTAAAGAGGCTCTTGATCAGGTACTAGCTGGGAAATCAATCGAGGAAGTCTTTAGGAAAAATAGAATTAGTAAGCCCACAAAAGAGCCCGAAAATAAAGAAGCAATAGAATTAGAAGATAGTAGAAGTTCTTTAAATTAAGGTATTTTAAATGGCCGACCCAACACCACTAATACAGCCGGAAGAAGTAGACCACTTAGCTGTGTTTCAGTACGTCAAGTCGATGTTCGGTTGGCCCGTCGTTGAAGTTGAAATAACTGACGACATGCTCCACTTCTTCCTAGAGCAAAGCCTTGAAACGTACTCTAGGTTGATCCCAAAGATTCGCTGGTTTTCGATGCCAGCTTACGCTGGTGTCCAACAGTATAACCCACAGCGAGACACTATTGGTTATGGGATCGTAGAAGTAATGATCCCAAGAATCGACCCTATTGCCCCATTAATGCTTAGCTCAGGGCCTCGATTGGATATATTTGGGTACCGTTACAGTTACCCATACAGAGATATATCTGAGTTAATGGTTGACTATACATACTTTACAGAGGCGACTAGGATCCTTTCCAGTGAGTTCGACTGGGAGTGGCAGGATGGCGCACTCCGTATTTACCCTAAGCCTGATGAAGCTTTTACTCTAACGTATGCATCTGCTTTCCCACGGGATCTACACTCAATACCTAAGGATGACGTTGATTGGGTTAGAATGCATGTCCTTGCTCAAGCAGAGATAGCTGTAGGTAGAGTCCGTCGTAAGTTCCGTGTACCCGGCGCACAGTCCGAGCAGATGTTAGATGGACGTGAGTTAGTAATGGAAGGAGAGCGTCGTCTTCAAATGGCAGAAGAAGATTTGAGATTGAGAACTCCTCCTCTTCCAATATTCAGGTGATGTTATGAAGCGTAGACGCTTACCATCAATACCTAGCGGGAAGGGTTCATTTACTGGTCCGGTAGTCAAGTTTTTGACTTCTTGGAGCGACTTTCCACGCGACGCTGACTACACGAACGATGATGGTAGTGATCCTGACGAAGACTTGTATACGGGCGCTGAGAAGTTGATTAGGTCTAAGTTGGGCGAATGCGTGGCTTCCACGAGATAGAGCATGGGCGTGGATAATAAAGAACTAGCAGAGGTACTCATCAATGAACGACTTCGAGGTCGCCTTGATGAGGTTAGTTTAAAAGATGCTTTAGAAGGTATTCTTTTACGCTACCATTACATGCCAGATGATGAGAAAGAGATAGTACAGAAAGGCGATGGTTGGTACGTACATGATAAGGGTCATTCTGTTTTTACTTATCGTGATCCAAAGTATGGGATTCGATGGCACCATTATCAACAGCCTGAAAAAAACCGTAGATCGATTTTTCAGAAGGGGATTGGTGTAAGGTCTCTAGACGATGCTTTATCGTCCATACATACGGCGGGAGATAATTAATTGGCTACGGGAGACTTCATTCAAGACACCCCTCAAACGAATTACGTAATAACTCCTATAGGTACTTCTCAGAGGGATGTGGAAGTACTTTTAAAAATGAATGCTGAGCAGTTTAGGATTCTTTACCCGCCAGTTAATTACAGGCAACTCGACAGAACGAACACGGTAGTCGATGATCTGTACGCGGAGTCAGTTGGCGCTTCAGTTCACAAAGACCCTGTACTTGTACCAATCCTATTAATATTTGGCGATCAAAGGAAGCTATTAAAACGCTATGGGATTGAAGAAGAGCATGAAGCCGCTTGTCTGTTTAGTAACAGGATAAATGCCGAATTAAATGTAGAACCTAGCACTGGTGACTTAGTTGAGTATCTGGGTATTAATTATGAGATACTTACAGTTAAGTTTACTGATTACATTACAAATACTCAAGTCCCACTAAATTTGATAGCTACAATTAAACAAAGCAGCTTACGCTAATTATTTTTAAAAATGGGTATTAAAGTGCCAAAAACTTACAAATTCGTGCAGATTCTCTCATAAAACAAATGCTCGAAGCAATTAGTGAGGGTTTTTTTGTCGATGAAAGCTCTAAAAAAAACCAGCCCAATATCGAAATCTGCAAGACGCTATAAGGATAAATCTATAGACGGAGAAGGTAGCTCTATAAAATTAAGAAAGCGACAAGCTAGTAGAACAGCTAGAAAGTCAAGTAAAACTAAGAATTTAGAAATTGAAGAAGGTGTTGAAGAGTTCAAGGTCTGTGCAGATTGTCTGCTTCATCACGGAACTGGTAACCATTCTGAGTTTGATCAGGTTTTTGAGCCTGAGCGATGGAAGGCGAGAGATGCAGAGATTACAGCAGCCACTGCACGACATTCTCGTAACGGTATACGCTTTATTGGCACAGGTGATAGGTATGACGAATTTAGCAGGACTCCTTGCGAGTGGTGTGGGGACCGGAGTGCGGGCGAACGTCATATAGCATACGTCGATACGTTTAAGCCAAGAACCTAAATCAGGAAGAGACATGAAAGCAGACTTATTAATATTGGCAAAACTGAATGAAGGTTTAGTCGGTGGAGCCATTGGTGCAGGCATCGGTGGTTCAATAGGTGCTGGCATAGGGGCGGCAATAGGTGGACCAATTGGCGGGTTAACTGGTGGTTTTAAAGGTGCTCGTTTAGGTTCTAAGGTTGGGTACGTTGCTGGTGATGTAGCACCCGCAGCGACTGTCGGTTTAGGTGCCGCGTACGCTCTACATAAAGCTAATAAATTTAGAAAACGTGTAAAGTCGCGCAAGCATAATCATAAGACTACTAAAGATTCTGACAGAGATAAATAAATGAAAAAAGTTAATGAAAAGAAAGTTATGGTGGGGACTTTAGGGTCGAAGAAGGTGCCAGTTCGTGGTCTTGGTCCGTGGGCCGGTTTTTGGCGTGATCGATCCAATGATGAAGATGACCGTGATGACGACGGCGACGAGAGTGGCATGGATGTCGGTGGCGACATGGGCGGTGGTGGCGATGGTGGCGGCGGTGAGTCTTACTCGCCAGCAGATGAACTGATTAAATCTCGATTGAGCGAGGCTCGCGTGAGCGACTACCCAAAATACGTAAAAGCTAGAGATACTGCGAGAGCCAATCGTCGTAGCAATAAGGGTATAGCTAATATCCCAGATGACCACTCTGGTTACTACGACGATGGCTTTGGCGGTGAAATCCACCACTCTGATGCTTCCGAAATAGCGGGTCAGTGGCATAGTGGTCAATGGTCGCCTTTATATGCTCTTGCATCTACTGGTCATGTAGATAGTTCTACTGAACAAGAAGTTAGTTCTCTACTAAATGACATCTCAAAAAATCCAAGTAAGTATCCAGAAGATGATCACGATGATTACGATAACCATACTCAAATTAAACGTCTCCACAACTATGTAGTCTCTAGGATTAAAATGGGTCATCACGGGAGGTTAGTATAAGCAGTTTTTTAGTCGCTGACGAATTAATTAAGACGAAATTAAATGAATCAAACGATAAAGCAATTATAAAGTATAGACTTTATCACTCGCCAGAAGGAGTAGATGGTGAGTACCACGGTGAATTTGACACATTTAATGACGCTAAAAGAGAAAGACGTTCCGTAATAAAAAGAGGGTCTAGCGGGTTAGCTCGACAGCATTTTGGCACTGCTAGGGCAGCAGGTCACTTTGATGGTTATTCTGCTCCAGATTTAAACGGAGAAGAGGATTGGGAAGGTTCAAATTACGATGGTGATCACGCAATCGTACCTACCATTTACAGAGTAAAAAAATAAATACAGTATAATAAATGTATCACTATTCGTCAGAAATCTTTAGCCGAATTATAGATATAATTTTTTCCATGATGCTGGACTTAGAGGTCCACAGCTTAAATCTATTAATCGATACGTTAGATACGCTGTACCAATTATTTATATTATTTAGTTAATGAGGTAGTGTATGAACGGTGGACCCGGAGTTCTTTATTCCAGCAGCAACCCAGTTAAAGCGTTAAGGGCGTCTGTGGATAACATGAAAATAGAGGCAAAACCTTGGGAAAGTGGCTTCGATAACCGTAGACTGTATGCTGTAGACCCTCAAGGCAACCCAGTTCATGATAAGATTAATGCTAGACCATACCCTAGCCAGAGTTAACTTGGAGGCTTTTTTGTTTAACCTTAACACAATAAAAATTGTAGTAATTTCGGCACTTTTACTGGGACCATTAGCTTACCCGTCTACGGCCCAAGTAACGGGCGCTAGTGAGGTTAAGTCAGTCGGTCGTACTCCATCCTTAATTGTGCCTGCAAATCAAAACAGATACGAAGCTACGGCTCAATTAGTTAGTGGGAGTAGTCCAGTCACATGTTCTCAAACGGACTCAAACGTAGTAACTGGTCAAATTAGGTTTAATACTGCCACAACAACGACTTTGCAGAGCACTTTACCTCTTTGGTGTGTAAGTACTGATGGCGGCAGTTTTACTTTTGTCTACTCGACAGTGTCCCCGTTTAGTACTTCTGAGATCAAGTTAGATATAGGTACTGCATCTATTCTTATCTCTCCGGGCAACTACTCAAATAGAAAGTCTGTATTTATTGGTAATTGTAGCAACGATGCTGTTGCGTGTGGTTATACGTGTCCAGCTACTGGTACAAATGGCGTCGAGCTAGCCGCAGGGACACCTGAAACTTGTGGTCAAACAGGCTTTAAATTTGAAGGTGGTACTGACATTTGTTGTTTAGGTACAAGCACTGCTGACATTATAGTTGTCACCGAACGTATGGCAATCAACGACTAACTCACTTAAATGAGTAGGAGAATATACTAATATGAAGAAGGTAATGAATATAAACCTTCGCGAGATGATTGGTCTTTCGGCCCGTATCCCTGATGCAAGGGAGCAGGTTCAGTTTCGCCCTATTTTAAGCAATTACGTAAAAGAGTTAGAGTCTGAGGAAATCTCAGCAGAAAAGTTAGAAGAAATAAAGTCTTGGTTACAAGAGCACCGTGCGATTTCTGATGCTTACGTCTCAGTAAGAAGCGCAGTGAACTCACCTAACTTACTAGCAGTATTTATAAAACAACTTTTAGCGTTCTGGGACGCTGGAGATATGACGAAGCCTGAGGCTTCTGAAGCGGCGTCAATTCAAAGCCGACCTAATCTAGAACAACGTCGGAGCCCAGAAGAGCAAATTGCATGGGAAATGATCAACCGTAGTAATTAATCGGGAAACATCTGTATGCCTACATTAGCATTCTCAGGTGCCGTACAACGTTCGGACACCGCTAACATAGTCGATCTATTCACGCTTGCACCTTCTTTGGCTGTTACTGAAGATAGCGTAGAGACTATTTCATTAGCGAAGAGTCCTGATGCAGGTTATCAACACACTCCCAGCTTACCTTTTACAACTGCAACATTTCTCGTAGTTACCTCCGATCAAAAACTTTCTATTGTTTTTACTACTGCTGGTGGTAGCTCACCTGCGATTACTGGCAAACAATTTGTTTTTAGTGACACCAACATAACTGGGTTAGTCATATCTAATACAAGTATTACTACTGTTGCCAACGTGCGTATAGTTATGGGGGGTGCGTGATGGCTTCTACTTATAGCTTACGCACTACTGGTAAAATAGAACGGGCTGATACACATGAGCTTGATTACGTCACTCATTTCGACACGTTCACTAGTTTAGCCCAGTTACAGGATTTAGAGCTAAAGCTGGCGGCAGGCGGGACATACACAGTTGCCGGAATTGCCTCAATAAAAGAACTTACTTTGATCCCCGCAAGTAGGTCTACTGTAAACCTAATAATTGATGCTGGTGGCGGTGCTTATACTATCGCCTGCAACAGCCTTACAATTTTAAGGGGTGTTACTTTAAGTAGTGTGCAAGTAACAAATCCATCGGGCACCAATGCCATAAATGCCCGACTGATAGTCGGAGGGTGATCTCATGAGTTATTGGGATGACATAAACGAAGGTTTTGGGGCCATTCGTTATAATTACTACAATGACCGTTATGCGTACGGTAAAAATTCGCTAAACTCTTCAAATAGAGTTAGTTCAAAGGAGACTGCTATGAATTTCAGAGCAAAACGACTCAAGGAAATTTACGAAATGAATAGGAAAACGTTTGGCGGCATCAAGGAAACAAAAACTTTTAAGGTCAACGAGAATGTCGAAGCGACTAGCACCATCACACTAGCTAGCGGTTATATCCGTAGCGGTGTTAAGGGTGTGGTTGCAGAAGTTTATGACAATTCGTACGTAATTGACTTCGGAGGTCGTGCAGGGAAGGTAGCGATTGCCAAGCAGGTTGCTGAGGAATCTTTTGTTGCTCGCCCCGTTACTGGAACCCGCGATATCCTTCGTAAGACAATTGAAGGCTCGTTAACTGTTGGCGACTCCATCAACATTGGCGATAGAGTTGTTGATGCTGAAGGCAGGCAGTACGCAATTGAGCAGGCTGATGTGTTTGGTCGTCGCTTCAAGGCGCTGAGCGAGAATGGTGTAACCCGTGTTCTTGATAAGAGTGAAGTCAAAAAGATTGCGGAAGACGCACCTTTAGCTGGCGAAGAAATGCCTAGTGCGGCTGGTAAGATGGTCCGCATCGTCGGTATTGACCCTCAGTCCAATTCACTCCGTGCCCGTGGAATCCCATCCGGTTCACAGGAAAATGTAGTAGGTCAGGTTGGTGTAGTTGAATTTGCGTACTACCCGACTGGTGTGACCGCCCCTATGTTCCGTGTCCTTCTACAAGGCTACGGTCGTCGTGATTTCACTGGTGCTGAACTAGCCCCAGCAGATGGCCCTCAGATGGCTCAGGAGGATTATAATAGACGCTCTTCTCTAAGTGAAATAAAAAGATCTAAAAAGTCTTCGTTGCCGTTTCCCACTAAAGGCTTTTTAGATCTCACTAGTGGTGAATTGGAGTGGGTGCCAGATGACGAGGTTAGTGGTAAAGACAATTTCCACGACGAGCCCAACAACTCTCCTTTAAAGCTACCCAAAGGATTTAAAAATCCTTCTAGTGGTGGTAGACGCTCTTCTCTAGGTGAAAGTGCAGCACATCATTCTGATAAAAATGTTAGACATGCTGCTGCAACGGACCACCGTACTCACCCAGATGTTCTTCATCTATTAAGTCAAGATAATGACATGGATGTTAGGCGTGCTGTTGCAATGAATCCTAATACTAGGCCAGATACTCTTAGTAGACTGCGTCGAGATGCTGACAGGGGTGTTAGACGTTCTGCTGTAGCAGATGGGCCTCAGATGGCTCAGGAGGGTGAGAATAGCCTCCCTTTTCCAAGTAAGGTAAATGAGGCAATTGCGAAGACCCCGTTTGCCCAAAAGCGTAAGGTAACTCAGGGCAAGCACTGGTGGTGTCAAGGTGGCGACTGCGAGAACCGCATGCACAGCGGAGGTGATTTCTACTTCGTTGCCCTGTCCCCCTCGGCCACGGCCAACGTTTGTAGCACCGATTGTGCGAAGAAGCTGATGGGTACCGGCGGGCGGGTTCTAGGAGAATCTAGACTCCGCTTGGTTAAGACCCACACGGGCGAAAAAGGGCACACTGCAAAAGTCTATTCTATAAGGACTTAGATTGGGATGAACACAGGGTTAAGTTTTACAACCCAGACGGTTCTCCTCATGGAAAAGATAGCGACTATCATACTGATGATCTTGACGACGCCCATGGCACCGCTAAGCATTTCTTAAACCAGATGAGTTAATTAAGAGTAATAAATGCCTAAACAACTAGACACGGCTGATCAGTTCCGTAGGGCTGTTTCTAAGAAGAAGCAGCCTGTTGGCTTAGACGTTCAGTCGGCAATAAAAGAACTGAAACAAAAGAACCATGCTCAAATAGAATTTGAGTCTGCTCTTAGGTGGGGTTCTTTATCTATTGCTGCTTATACGTTGTCTAGTGCCGCTGCGGACAAAGAAAAACGTATTTCTTTGTATAGTGACGGTGAGGATTATGCAAATGAGGCGCGTGAGCATGCTGCTCAAGTTGGTGACGAAGGCAGACTTCTTGAATACCTGAACAAAGAAATTGACAGCGCACATCAAAAAGCTTTCTCGGAGATAGTCAAGTTTTCTTAGATGGGATAAATCATGGAAAAATTCAAAGAAATGGTTGAAGCTAAATTAAACGGAGAAAGCGCTAAAGACCTAGTTTCAGGTATTAAGATCGCAGAGACTAGAGTTGGAGATTTTTTTCGTGCAGCTAAAGCTGGCTATAAAGCTGGGCACGCTGCATATAAAAGCGCAAAAAAAGACTTAGACCGTTTAAGGGACGGCTATAAGCTCGCTAGAGACGCAGTTAGTTCTGGTGCTAGTGTTAGTAGCATGATCGATAAACACAAAGGTAAGAACTCCACTACTAGTTTTGGCAGCAAAGGTAGCGTTGAACGTCCTATAATGTTAAGACCTTCGGATCAAATTGCTGCGGATAAACTTTCGGATCATTATAAAAAATTCAATTTGACTCCAAACCATCCTACTAGTAGCGCAGACATAACAAACGTAAATCTTAGATATGCTCAAGTAAGAGGAGTTGAAAACGCAATTGCTGACGCAATGAGTGATTGGGATCGTGATGAAAAAGGAAGGAATACTGAAACTTTACCGAGAATGAGTAAAAGTTCAGACAGTGTTTCCCATAGTAGGATGATCCCCGGCATACATGCTGGTCAGATGGGGCTTAAGGGGGACTCGGTTGCTGCCGTAACCACTAACGGAAAAGAAAAATTCGTTGGTGTTCATGCCCTTAAAGGGCCTAAGAAAAATACAATTAGATAAAAGGAGAATATTATGGACGGTGTAAATCTTGATTTAGCTCAGAGCTTAGTAATTGCAATTGTCCCTGTACTAACGCCAATTGTAATTTCTTTATTAAAGAGGTTCGTGGAGCAAATCCCGACCCAGTTCCTTCCAATCCTCGCCCCTGTTATCGGTATGGTTATTACAGGAATTGCCGAGGGGTTTGGTATTGATAGTGCAGCCACAGGTGCTGTCCTTGGTAGTGCTGGCGTCGGTATTCGTGAAATAGTTAATCAAAACATAACGAAGACTAAAGTCTGATGTAATTATGCTCGCCCGAGAAAAATACAGACGCCCTATAGGTAAGGATGATAAACTAGAGCGCGTTAAGTCCCTTGGTCGTAGGGTTAGGTCGGACTTCCGTCGTCTTATGGAGATGGAAGACTTTCTCGACAGTCTCGAAGTAATGTTTCATTCCGTCGATGAAGACGGTTTGATTCTATGGGCGAGTGAATATGAGCTTAATGTACTTGGTTACAAAAAAGATCAATTTGTAGGTAAGCCGTTAGGCGATTTTATACTAGACAAAGAGGCCTTGAAGAAAGTCCGTGCTCCTGAGAACCAAAACGGATCTTCAAGGCCTCTTCTAGTTGATGTTAAATGTTATGACGGTTCACTTCGTAGGATGTACTTACAAGTAGACCTTAGACTCACGGATTCACCAGAAGATGGCCTTGTTAAACTTAAACATTCCTACGAAACTGATGCTCGCAAATCAGTCTCGTTGGGCACAACCTGATGGCACTCTGTGCTAGTCTTATATCAGCATGGGAAGTGACGCACAGACAAGGTGGGATGAGTACGAAAAATTAGTTCTTCAAGAACTAGAGCGGCACTCCGCTGAAGTTAAGGAGCTAAATGAGAAGTATTTTAATTTAGCTCAGGAGTTTGTACTCTTAAAAGAAAAATCAGGGTCTTTAACAAGTTTAATGGTAGCGGCTGCAACTCTCGCCGGGTTTATAGGTGCAGTTTTAAAGTCAGTGGTATTTTGAGGCAAAGATGACGGGTTCTACTTCAGTAGGCGTAGGCTTGGTGTCTCCCTTAGGGATGTCTCCCCTAGCGAAAGAATACGCGGATAGGTTTGGTACAAGGGCTGGAACCTTAGCGTTCCCTGACTTTGTGCGTGCGCGTAAGTTGTCAGCCGAAGATGTAGCTCAGTTGAGAGCACTCTTAAAGTCTCAGTACCATATAGAACCAGTTGCTACTCGTGTAGAGTCAACCTTGTCAAATCTGGACTATTTCTTTGCTGACTTCGCTGTAAACTTCTTTACTAAAATTCTTACTAGGCCTCCTAGAATTAACGTAAAGAAGGGAAAGAACCCTAAAACTGACAAAGTTAGAAGACAAAAAGCGCGTAGTTCAACCAATCAATTTAAGGGTGGTGAGATAAAACACCCTAGTGGTGCTACTACTAAGACTGGATTATCCGCTACACAGACTATTACTCCTAAGAAGCCACGTAAGCTTTTTACAAAGAAGGGTACTAAAATAATACGCGAAGGGTTAGGCTTCTCGCCAGACGCTGATGGTCGTGGTGGCGGTGTAGGTGGAGGTTCTCCGTTGTCGGCCAGCCCCGATTACAATATTGAGCCTGAGACCGTCTCCTATGAGTCTGACCCTAAGCGTGACTTAGAGGCAAGGGCGGCTAAGAAAGTCGCAAAGAGGATTAGGAAGGGAAACCCTCTTCCATATGAGACGGTTATTTCAAACGAGAACGGGGTTAAGGCTCAAACCAAGATGGGCTACGTTAGAGTCCCCGGAGGCCCCGTAAGCGTCAATGAGCAGGGTTGCGTGGCCTTCAAGTGTATTACCCCAGACTCTGTCGAAATAAGCGCTGGAGGCGTCTCTACGGTACACCAGCGTCCTGTTTTGGCACATGCAGTGAGGCACCGACTCTCTCCCTATGGTCGGACGTTCAATGACAGGTTGCCGAAGGTTCTGGAGTGGCTTTGGTATCGAAGCTCTCCCGGCCAGAGTCTTGTCCTCGACCCTGCCAGCAGCAGTGCGTACGTCATCAACGAAGGTGGGTATAAGAGTGAAGCGTTCTGAACTAATAGTAAAGACTTCTAAATCTTTATTCGAGCACGGCTTCACGCGGAACATTTGCAACAATAGTGACGGCTCTTGGTACTTCCGCTCTGGCGGTAGTCGTGTCAAAGTTGGCTACTCTAATAGCCTTCAGGAAGTTACTTGGGAGCACTACGACAAAAACTTTTTTAGGCCTACGGATGTAGGTATTGGGACTGATTCTTTGAAGAATTTTTTAAATGAAGGAAATTCTTCTAAAGAAAGCGTGTACCGGATAGAAGAACTCCCGAATAAAAGCGGGCTTTCTCAATATAAGGTTTACGGGCCTAAATCTAAGTATCCTGTTCTTATTAGTTATGACGAACAGAGCGACACTTGGAAGGGCTATAACTACGGCAGGGACAGCAATAATTTACTTGGTGATGATCATTACGTTTCTATTGTTAAGCGCTGGAAAAAAATTGGAAAACCTACCGGAACTTCAGCCAAAGTTGTTGGTTCAGTAGACCGTCAGTACTCTGGGTACGAAGGCCCCCGCTTCTGGAACAGTCAAATGCCTGTTGGCATACCAGATAAACGAACCCCATTTAGATAATATGTGACACACATAAACTATCTGGAAAGGGTAAAATAAACCTATCCTAATGGAGGATAGTATAACTTTTTCCCTTTAACAGGCACGCGGGTAAGTCTGTATGGCGCGTCAAGAAATTCTTAAAATTTACGACAAGGCACTCTTCAATTGGATGAAGAAAAAAATTGTCGTGTCTGGTCACACGTTGGGTTACCACGTAGCTACGCCTGATCGCCCGTTCGGTTTCGACATACCAACGAATCCAGACGACGGTACGATTGATACTAAACGTGCCGTCAATATGCTCATGACGCCACAGGTGTCTTTGATTCGTACGACCATGGACATCGACATGTCTCGCAACAACACGAATACTATTCGTGGTGTAAACTGGTGGGACGAAGAAAAAAAGATGTCCATACGCAGCAAGTATCCGCGTCCTTGGAACCTTAACTATCAAATAGATATTGTTGCTAGACTTCGTAATGACATACAAAACGCCATACAATGGTTTTTGTACTATACAGACCCCGTGCGTTTAATAAAAGTTGATTTCCAATACCCTTGGGGAAATCGTTTTATTACTTTAAAGTTTAGCAGGATTGAAGACAATTCTGACATAGAATCCGGTGAGGGTCTTCGATACTACAGGTACACGATTCCGTGTGTTGTAGAAGCCTTTATGTTTGAAGCTTTCGAGAGACCGTCTGACATTCCTCATGGTGGTACGAACCCTGATGAATTTACTACACGTAACCGGGTAGTGCACACTAATAAAATTCGACTTATTGAAACTTCTTCAAACGCTACTTTAGCTACTTATACAATTGAAACTCCTCCCCCTGATTACAGACCTGATGGGACGTGGAGTTAAGTAATGAAACTTGACGCTTTTTTCGATTGTATGAACAAGGCTTTTAAGCGTGCCTTAGTGGACGCTGCTGTCTGGGAGGGAAGATTTATTGCTGAAGGTTACAAAGCATCCCTCGTAAAGAATGTAAAAGCTCAAAAATTTAAGGACGGTGGTAATGGATTCCCAGCGTGGAAACCTCTTAACCGGGCTTATGCAGCGAGAAAAGAAAAGCTAGGATTAGATAATAGAATGTTGATCGCTTCTGGAAATTACCTAAAAGAGATCAAGGTCCGTTTACCTCGTATAGATGATGTTAATGTAACGTACATAGTTGAGCCTTCTACGAAGACGGTTCGTAACCAGAAAATGTCAGATTTTAATTATGGTTGGTTATCAGTTGTTCTAGAGAGAGGCTCTGTTTCTCGTAATATTCCCCCAAGGCCGCATTGGGGGCCAACAGGAGCAGAATTCGCAAACCGGCACTCTGAGTTTGCGGAAAAACTGCAAAGAAAATTCGTAAAAGAGTTTGATATTAGAATCAAAGACTGTCTTTCACGCTAAGGTGCGTTGCTAGTACAGTAAAGGAGATCTTAAAATGCCAGCATCTTATGTAAGCCCCGGCTTATACGTCAGAGAGATTGACGAGTCGCTATTCGTCCCCGCTCTTGCTGATACGCCTTTTGGGGTAGTTGGTTTTGCAACTTGGGGCCCTATTGCAGGCGACCCAGATGATACTGTCACCGCACCTACTTTGGTGACCAGCGCTGGACAGCTTTCTAAAGCCTTTGGGCCTAACACGGGCGTTCCAGTTGATAGTTACAGTGATGGCACTGACGAGTACCCTACTCACCCTATGCTGTATGCCGCATCTAGGTATCTACGCTCAGGCCGTCGCTGTTATGTAGCACGTGTAGCGGACCTTGCTACGGCAGCCAAAGCTATCGGCTACCTCAAAGGGACACCTACTAACGTAGCACCACCACTCACTAATACATCTAACCCAATTAATGTCCCCAACCCCACTACAGCACAGGGGATTACTACTGGTACAGCAGGTACTGGCGGTTTCTTACCTCCAGACACTACTTTCCAGTTTGCTATCACATTTAACGATGGTGCTGGTGGTGAGACCACTATCGGTACTACTGAGGTCTCAGAAACAACTTCATCTACTCCTACTGACGATACTCACAAGTTAACTTTTGAGTTCACTGGTACTTGGCTAACAAATACTTCTACCGGCGCTGAATTGCCGTCTGCAAACATTTACATGCGTCAGGCTGGTGGAACTTATGGCTTGCTCGCTGCAAACCAAACCAAAGCCCAAATGGAGGCTATTCGTGACGTTACAACTTTACCGTTCGATACGTCTTCAAACGTTTACAAAGTCTGGGCTAAGTATAAAGGTACGCTTGGTAATCGTATAAAAGTAGGCGTAGCCCCCGGTGGCGACACGAGTGTTACTAAGCCAACTAAAAAATACACAGTTAGCTTACAATCTCCTGTAACTTCTTCCATAGTCAGTCAGGTAGAAATTTTTGACGGTGTTGCATCGAACCCATACGACAAAAATTCTGATGGTACTAGTAATGATGTACTTAAAAGAATTACTGTTAATAACAGTGACTTCATTTATTTAGATTTAATAAGTGCTCCGACCAGTAACACAGCATTAAATTCTAGTAATACTCTCATTTCTGACCCTACAGAAGGTAGTGGAAACAATTTTACTGCCAGTGCAACGAACGGCATAGGGTTGTTTGAAGGTAACGCGCCTACGGACGGTTCTACTACAAAAAATGGTTACGTTCGTGTTGGAATCTCTTTTACAGGTGTTAATGGCGGCGAAACATTAGTAGCTACTAATGCAAATCCAATCCAAGTAACATCAAATTGGACTACTTCGGGCGCTTATGTATCTGGTAATGGGGATATTACTGTACAAGTCGAAGCTGGTGCAGTCTCTGCTACTGATGTTAGCCATGTTAATATTTACTTAAGTAAAGAAATTGCTTCAACGGATACTGAAGCAACAATAACTGACCTTCGTTTGACTAGGTCGATACCTGTTTCTCAATGGGGAGATACGAATGTCGCTAATACTTCTTGGGTACTAAGTAGATTACCGGGACAGCAACTACCAGCCAACACTAACACTGTTACAGGTATTAGTCTTTCTGGTGGATTAGACGGACTTCCATCAACTAGTGCAACTACGGCTGAAAAAGATGCACTTTATATTGGCAAAGTAAAGGACGCTGTCCAAGAAGCTAGTGGGTTACAGATCTTTAGAGACACTGAAACTACAGACATAAGTCTTTTAGCAGTGCCCGGTGTATCTACTGCTTCAGTTGTTACTACTTTAATTGATGTGGCTGAAAAAAGAGGTGATTGTGTTGCACTAGTAGATCCACCTTCTAAAGGAGGTCCAGACGGTGCCGGTACTGGTGGTATTAAAAGCGCTGACGGTGTCATTAAGTGGCACAACGGTGTTTCAGGCCTAGTCGATGCGCCAACAACTTCCCTGAACTCTAGCTACGCCGCACTCTTTTGGCCATGGGTTCAGATCATGGATGGTCTAAATTCTCAAAAGCTTTACATCCCACCTTCAGGAATTGCTGCTGAGGTATTTGCTCAAAGTGATTACGCTAGCGAGCAATGGTTTGCACCGGCAGGTTTAAACCGTGGCACTGTAAAGAACATCCTTCAAGCTCAATTCCGTCCAACTTTAGGCGAGCGCGATGCAATGTACTCACAGGGCAATGCAATCAATCCAATTGCAACTTTCCGGGGTTCAGGCGTTGTCGTTTGGGGACAGCGTACTCTACAGCGTCTTCCAACAGCATTGGATAGAATTAATGTACGACGCTTACTTATTTTCTTGAGGAGGGTAATTGACAGAGCCGCTGTTGGTCTTGTCTTTGAACAAAATGATTCGACCATGTGGCGTAAGTTTAATAACATCGTCAGCCCGATTCTTGACGGGGTAAAAGCTCGTCGTGGTATTGTTGATTACAGAGTCGTGATGGACGAAACAACTAACACGCCTGATATCATTGAGCAGAACCAAGCTGTTGGTGACATTTTTATCAAGCCCACCAAGACTGCCGAAATCATCATCTTGAATTTTATTGTGACTTCGCAGACTAGTGATTTCACTGAGACGACAACGACCGGCTCTCTTTAATATAAAAAATTACGGGGTATAAGTCATGCCACTATATACAAGAGCAACTCAACATTTAGCCACGCAGTCCGGCGGGTTTGAACCTCAAAGACAACATAACTGGTCCTTCGAGGTTTCTGGTATCGGCGGTGACGCCGACTCGCAAGTACTCGCCCTCTCACTCGTGCAAGGTTTTTTACCTACAGGTTATAACGAAGAAGTTCCTATCCCATATGGTAACGAAATTGTGTACGTTGCCGGTCCGGCTCGTTGGGAGCCCGGTGGTTTAATCTGTCGAGACTTTATTGACAAGGACGTTGCTGGTCAGTTGCTTGAATGGCGTCGTCAAGTCTACGACCCTGCAACTGGTGCGATTGGTCTTGCATCGAGTTACAAAAAACAAGCTAGTATTATATTATTCCCGCCTAACTACGACGAATCTGCCGGTGCAACAAATACGGAGTTTCAGCGTCAATGGAAACTTTTAGGGTGTTGGCCAATTCGTGTAAATGCTGCTGCTAACGGGCTTGACATGACATCGCCTGGTCAAGTTATGATTGAATTAGCGATCAGGTACGATAGAGCAGAAGCACTTCTGTAAAAATTGTTTGATTAAAGGAGAAAGCTTCTATATTGCTTTTTCAAATAAGAGGGCCCTGCTCTGATAAGTAGGGCCCTCTTTATTTTATAACTGTTAACCATAGGCCTGTAAGGAGATAACTGTGGATAGAGAAATTTTCGGTTTAGGTTCTGAAGTTACGTTACCATCTAAAGGGATACTTTACGATGGTCAGGTCATTGGCGGCAAAGTTCAAATCATGCCAATGACAACTCGTGAAGAGAAAATGATCGCGTCTGCCGGTACTAATGCTGGGATGTCGATTATTGACACATTAATTAATCGTTGCGTTGAAGGCGCGGGCACCATGAAAGCGGATGACTTTCTAGTAGGTGACCGCGCCTATTTAATTATGGCGATCCGCGCTGTATCACTTGGAGAAGATTACGAATTCGCTCTTCAGTGCGAAGGGTGTAACACCAAGTCCCGACACGAAGTTCAGATACCTGAAGATCTTTCAGTTATTTATTTAAAAGATGAGTTTGAAGAGCCTATTAAAGTAGAACTTCCGTACTCCAAGTGGGTCGTGAAACTAAAGCTGCTCAGAGGTAGTGATGAAAAAGACATCGCTCGTTTCTCTGAGAGGGCTTATCGAAACACTAATGCAAAGAAGCAAGGTGACCCAGTTTACACGTACCGCATTGCCAAACAGATCGTTTCGATTAACCCAAACCCAGAGGATGAAGAGGCAGAGATTGTTAACTCTGACCTTGAATCCATGAAGCAAATCTGTGAGTTGTATGAGAAGCTCCCTGCCAGGGATGGAGTGGCTATCCGAAACGCTCTTTCAGAGAATGATTGCGGTGTAGATACTGATATTGAGTACCGGTGCCCCAAGTGTGGATACAGCGGAGTAATGATGCTGCCAATGCAGATTGAGTTTTTTCGTCCCGGCGGGAACCGAGGCGTCCGCTATTTATGAGGAAGAATTCGCCTTGGTCTACAATGTCCCCGGAATTACTTATGGAGATGTTGAAGGAATGCCACCTTGGGAAAGGAAGGCATTTTTAGAGTTATTATTAAAGCAAAGAAATATTGAAAAAGAGCAACATGAAAAGGCAAAAGGTAATGTTTCAGGAAAGCCTGCTGATGGCTTTACGTCTGGTAGGAATGACTTAATGAGGCCCTCTATGAAGGGTGAGGCGTATGGAGCAAAAGATCCTAGAGACCGCATTAGGGGTGGGCAACCTGCCAAATTTGTGCCGGGCCCCGGAACAGGCCCGCCAAAAAGGACTTCTACAGTGAAAACAGAAAAGGGGCCGTCTCAGGCCTCTTAAGTACACCTATAGGCCCCTAGTAACTGTTATTATAGGTGTACAAAGGTTTGTGAGTTTTTATGGCTAATGGCGTAAACGTTACTGATAAAGGGATGCAGTTCCTTGTTAGTATTGATGGCTCTGAAGCAATGAGCCAGTTGCGTCAACTTCAGACCAGTATGAAGGGCCTCGCGACCGAGATTGAGAAATCGGTTGGCTTAACTCAAAAGAACTTCAATAAGACCTTCGATTCTTTAGGTCAGTTAGTAAAAGAACTTGATAAGAACCCCGGTGTAGGTATCCCCGGAGCAGCATCTAAAGACGCTAGCAAATTCGCTCAGAAGCTCAACCAAGAGCTAGAGAAACAGCGTAAGAAGATGAACGAGGGCTTTGTTCAGGCACGTCAAGGCATTAGTGACCTCAACAAAGAGACTAACATGTTCAGCACTTCGGTTGAGAGCCTTGGTGATGACATCGAAGATGTTAACGACAAGCTCTCTGACATGATTGACTTCGGCCCTAAGTTAAAGGGCCTCGCGGCTGGCCTTTTAGCTGCTTTTGGTATTGAAGCTCTTATTGAACAAACCGTCGAGCTTGACGAGCAATTATTCCAATTAGGTCAAAGATTCAACAAGACTAAAGACGAAATTTTTGACTCCTCTCAAAAAGCTGCTGCGGGTGTTAACTCGACAGCGTCCGCAATGAATAATCTTTTAGCTATTTCAGCTGATGCGGGTAACAACAACTTAGAGCTAGCTACTAGCTTTGGTGAATTATCTACAAAGATGGGACAAGTTTTTGGTGTTGAAGCACAGAAAGCACAGTCAACACTAGAGGCCCTTAGGCAAAAAGGATTAGTCACTACTGAGGAGTCGGCTAAGTCTCTCGGTGATAGTTTTGTAGTTATTAGACAGCAATTTGGTACTAGTTTTGATCAGATGGCTGAGTCTATTGGAAGGAACTCAGAGGCCCTCTCTAAAATGAGAGAGAGCATGATTAAACTTGGAGAAGATCCAAAGGTTGCTGAAGAAGCTGTACAAAACTTAGGGAACCAGTTACTCGTCATAGAGAGTACCTTCAGAGAAGTAGGTGGGGTGTCAAATGGTGTGGCACAAGACCTCACGAATGCGCTTGCTAATCTAACCATAGAGCCTTTAAACGTAAGTTTTAATCAATTTAAGGCAATCCTTGGTGCCGTCGATGGCGATTCTAGGAAACTGTACGATGGCTTAAGCAAGCTGGCCAAGGGCGATGCAACCGGGATGGTTAAGCTGCTCGATCAGATGGATGAAGGTACGCAAAAACTAGTACTTAATATGCCAGCTGATCACCTTCAAAAGTTATTTGGTGGCTCTATAGATGACGTAAAAGCTTTGATCGGCGGTATCCAACGCATGAAGGAAAATGGCACATCTCTTACACATGAGATGGAAGAGTACAATAAACGCATGGCCGAGGCCAAAGAAAGAGGAGAAATATTAGATAAAGTCTGGAGAGAGTGGGGTAACACCGTAGGGGGTGCTTGGAACAAAATCTTCACAAAAGTTGTTCGAGTATTTGAATCAATTTCTAATATTGTTAGGGAGCCGTTAGCAGACTTTTTAAATGGCATTGATGCCGCATTTGAAATCGTTGGTAAAATAGCAGATAAATTTAATGAACTGCCGGGTATTCTCAAAGGAATTGGTGCCGCTATAGCAGCTGCTTTTAGTGTGGGCGCAATATCAAAATTTGCTGGTGCACTTGGTAAGCTTCCGGGTGGGGGTGCGTTAGTAAAAGGCCTTGGCATGGGGTCTAAGACAATCACGGAACAAGTCCCCATCCCCGGAAGCTCTTATGTAGGTTTACCTGAGGATGCTGTTAGAACTGTTACTAGAGAAGCTACTTTTCGTGAGAAGGCTAGAATGAATCTCAGAAGAGGTGCTAAGCTTGGAGGGGCTGTTGGTCTCGGTATGGGGGCGCTTCAGGCCGCTGGTAGTATTAGAAGTACTTTTGAAGACCCGAAAGCTACCGAAGAAGATAAATTTAGCGCAGTTGGTGGTGGTGTTGGCATGGCTGTCGGCGGTGCCGCAGGTGGTGCGTTAGGTTCTGCTTTTGGCCCAATAGGCACAATGATAGGGGCCCAAGTAGG